TCATTTAGTGATTTTTGATGAAGCTGCGTTCACTAAGACCAACGCAACTTCTATTTGGGAAAAGGCTATTCGGCCGACGCTCCTCGACTACCGAGGAGCGGCTATTGTTGCTTCTAATACCAACGGTATAAGCGAAGAAAACTTTTTCTGGCGAATTTGTAATCTTCCTGAATATGGCTTCATTGAATACCATGCTCCAAGTCATAGTAACCCGTTCCTCCCTGCCGATGAACTGGAACGTCTAGAGCGAGACAATCACCCGTTAGTCTATTCACAAGAGTATCTGGCGGAATTTGTCGATTGGTCTGGTGAAGCTTTCTTTTCTTTAGATAATATGTTGACAGATGGTAAGCCTGAGCCATTTCCTGAGCGATGTTTATATCTATTTGCAACAGTCGATACCGCAGTCAAAACCGGCAAAGCGAACGATGGTACCGGTGTCGTCTATTGGGCCTATGAGCAATTAGGCACCGAAAAATGGCTAAAGATCGTTGATTATGAATACCTTCAAATTGAAGGTTCTATGCTTGAAATGTGGCTTCCCGTTGTTTATCAAAATTTGGATGAGTATGCTCAGAAATGTGGTTCAAGGCTTGGTCATCGTGGCGCGTTTATTGAAGACAAGGGCAGTGGTTCAATCCTTATTCAACAGGCACGTCGTCGTGATTTCGTTGTTAGTGAACTCCCGCAGAAGCTGACCGCACTCGGTAAAGCAGAGCGAGCACTCAATGCATCTGGTTATGTCTATCAAAAGCGTGTCAAGATTTTGGAGACTGCATACGAGCGTTTGATCACATATAAACAAGTGACCAAGAATCATCTGATGGGACAAGTACTCGGGTTCCGAGTTGGTGACACCGAAGATCGACCAGATGACTTGTTGGATTGTTTCACTTATGGTGTGGTCATTGGGCTTGGCAACTATGAGGGATATTGACATGGGCGATGTAACTCCTCAAGTCGCAACCGCTCATACCGTCACTTCTGCAAGTGTTGGCACGGCTCTAGTAACTGGTGCTGGAGCAATGACTCCTATCACCATGAATCAACCAACAGCAGCATCAACAGATATGACTCCATTGACCTTGGTTGATTCTGCAGCGGCATATTCAGGGATAGGCCCGCCTCCGCATGTTCTGTTTTCTGCAGATCTATTGTCATTGGTTAGTGAATATGAGCCAAGACCCGGAGTTGCTTTAACCCCCGGCATGACCGCTCCGACTTGGCCGAAGACACTTACCACAATTTCGATTCCATTTTCTAATGGTCTCTTTGTGCAGAGTTGCCCGGCTAATATGACGTTCACAGTAACGGCATAATCCATGGTATCGGTTCCGTCTTCTTCGGTTGGCACGACACCCGGTAATGCTCTTCAAGAGCTGCTGGTAGCTCCAGATATTGTTCCTGGTGACGTGGTTTCTTATGAAACGTGCAAGGAAATCTATCTTTATCATCCATTGGGATCACGCATAGCTGAGGGACCGGTATCACTTGCCTTGAGTCAAAAGCGTGAAATCAAGGTTCCGGACAGTCCTGCAGAACGATGTGTTGATGCCTTTATTGATGAATGGAAACAAATAGGAGGTGACTATCTTGTCCATAACCTGATGACCATTAGCCGTATTTATGGAATTGCGTCTATTGCGTTACTTGTAGATGGGAAAACCAGCAATGAACCTATTGATTACTGGGATCTGCCTGAGCTCAATGTTAGTTTCAATATCTTGGATCCTCTTAATACTTCTGGTAGCCTTGTTTTGAATCAAAATCCTAATGCCATGGATTTTATGAAATATCGTCAAATCGCCGTGAGTGGTGTCGCTTATCATGCATCGCGTACTGTGACGGTAACAAATGAAAAACCAATCTATCTCGGTTATACTTCTTCTGCTTTTGGTTTTGTGGGTCGGAGTGCATATCAGCGTGCTTTTTATCCACTCAAATCCTATATCAAAAGCATTATTGCAGACGATCTTGTAGAAACAAAAGTCGGTGTTCTCGTTGCGAAGATCAAGCAACCCGGCAATTTTGTTGATAATATCATGTCGTGGGCGGCTTCCTTCAAACGCTCTGTCGTTAAGGAAGCAGAAACTGGTAATGTGATCAACATTACTCCTGATGAGGAAGTTGAATCACTGAATATGCAGAACTTGGAGGGTCCCCATGTCCTCGCACGACGTAATATACTTGAAAACATTGCGAACGCTGTCGACATGCCGGTCAAACTCCTCACCCAAGAAAGTTTTGCTGAAGGATTCGGGGAAGGTTCTGAGGATGCCAAGGCAGTCGCCAGATATATGGACCGTTTACGTGAGACTATGGATCCTGTATATCGATTTCTTGACCGAATTGTCATGCATCGTGCTTGGACCCCCGAATTCTACAAGAGTTTGAAGAAAAAGTACCCAGAAAAGTATAAGGATACGACCTATAAAGAAGCATTCTATGAGTGGGTGAACAGCTATCAGGCCGTTTGGCCTTCATACTTGCGCGAACCTGACTCTGATCAGGTGAAAGTTGATGATACCAAGATGAAGGCTGCCATTTCTGTTTATCAGATATTGGAATTTAGCTTCGATCCAGAAAACAAGGCTCGTTTGATTCAGTGGCTGGCGGACGCAATTACGAACAATAAGCTTCTGTATTCTAGTCCATTACAGTTAGATTATAAGACTCTATTGGCGCAACTTAAGAAGGATGATGAAGTTGCCCATGAACAAAAAGAAGCTGGGATAGACCCCGCTGAGGATTCACGACCTGAAATTCCAAAGGTAAAAATGAGCAGGGCAGACTCACAGGTAATTCGTCTTTTGGAACATTTTAAAAATGCCCCTCCGCAGTGAAATAGGAAAGTCTTTAACTTTTTTGCGACAGAAGTATAAAGTCTCAGAGCGTGATCTGATGACTCTGGCTAAGAAATTAACGGTTACAGAAGAACCAGAGGAAAGCTGGGAAGAGATTGTAATTAGATCTCTTCGAAATCGACAGGGAAGATTTACACGGAATGGCAGAAAATGACAAGTCGTTTGCTGATGGATAACGTGCTGCGGCCTCGTGTTGCAAGCCATCTTTGGGTATCTAAGACCCCATATGTTTCACCAACTGCTTCTAGTAGTTCACAACATTCCATTAGCTCTCAATATGCGTGGCACCCGGATCGTAAAGAAGCCCATAGGATCAAACGATTGAGTAAGGGCTATGTCCAACCAATTCTCACCAAGGATTAAGCGGGCGCTTGCAGAGCTAGAATTTGACCTTTGGGAAGCGGTGATGCTTAATGAAATGGAACCCAATACTGATATTAAATTTGACTTTACTGTTCGGCGTTCTGGCACTGGAAGTGGCCCGTATGAAGAAACCGTGGAAGTAACGGTTGCGATGCGACGGAGGCCACATGCCTCTGACTGAAAAAGGCCAAAAGATTAAGTCAGCAATGACGAAACAGTACGGCCCTGAAAAGGGTGAGGAAGTATTCTATGCCTCAAAGAATAAGGGCAAGATTTCTGGTGTAGATACCGTGACTGTAAGCAATTCAAAATGGAAATTGGATGTAGACTTGCCAAGAGCTGATGATAATCAACATATGGGATTTTCCGGTGGTGGGTTTGAGCCGATTAAGAAATTGGTGACAGAATGTGACGCACTATCATCCCGGTTAGATGCGTTTGAAAAGCGACAACATCAGCGTAAGCCTGAAAAGGTTAAACCGAAAATTAAGGATAACCTTCAACCAAGTAACCCACATCCTAAGGATCCTTGGAGATGATTGTTGCGGCTGGGATTCTATTCAGGTCTCCAGATGGCCGTGTTCTGTTTATGCGCCGGACAGATGGTGCAGGTTGGGCATTTCCGGGCGGTGTCAAGAAAGACCATGAAACCATAGAACAATGTGCAGTACGTGAATGTATGGAAGAAACGGGATATCGTGCTGGTCACGCTGGTAGTTTTCTTTGTCGAAGAGTTAAAGATGGTGTTGATTTTACCACGTTTTTGTATGATTGTGACGACACATTTTTTCCAAAGTTTAACCATGAACATGATGGCCATGTCTGGATAGACCCGAATTATGCCGGGAGTGTGCAGATGCATCCCGGTTGTCTCATCGCCCTTCGCAAAATGAAGGGTATGACAGAACTAGAAATTGCGGAAGCTATTCGTGATGAAGAACTGGTGTCTCCACAGATTATCGAAAATATCTGCTTAATTGATATGCGGATTAGTGGAACTGGTTTTTCATATCGTCCGAAACTGAATGAATGGGTATATCGCCGTGACACCATATATCTTACTCCTGAATTTCTGCAACGTTGCAATGGCATCCCAATTATTCTGGATCATCCAGACACGCAAATTCTTAACTCAGATGAATTTGCCAAACGAGTTGTGGGAACCATGTTTCTTCCCTATATTAAGGGAGAAGACGTTTGGGGAGTAGCTCGAGTATACGATAGAGAAGCAAATATAATGATAGCTGAAGGTCAGTTGTCTACTTCTCCAAGTGTTGTGTTCCGAGATCCCAAGGTGAATTATACCATTGAACTTGATGATGGTGGAACATTGTTGGTGGAAGGTAAGCCGAGCTTTGTTGATCATTTGGCAATTTGTGAAAAAGGCGTTTGGGATAAAGGTGGAGATGCTACCGGTATTCGTATTGATTCTGAGGGTGCTGGAGAACCACAAGAACAGGTAGTCACAGCCAAGAAAGATGAAGATTTACCTCTTCCTATTGAAGGGGCTAATCTAGAACCAGCTCCTGAAATGCAGAGCATTCCACCAGGAATTGTGGAACTGGTGTCTGGTCTTAATTCGTTTACCGATAGGCTTGATAAATTTATCGCAAGACGAGATCTCATGGTGCGCTGATGGCTGAATATCGACTTACTGCTCCGCCTCTACTTGGAGGTGTTGAGATAGTTGTTCGTACCGTAGATCATGCGTTTATTCCAAATGATCCTGGCAATGCAGATTGGATCATGTATCAGAAATGGCTCGAAGATGGTGGTAAGCCTGATCCTTATGTGCCGCCAGAACCAGAGCCGGAGAAGTGAATGTCGTGCGGTGTCGTGCGATGTATGTGGCCTGCTAACCCAAGGAGGATGCCATGGCAGGAAGTGTGAGCGTCGACACAATGCTGTCCGACGCAATCTCGAAGATGGACGCACTGACCAAGAGAATGGATGCTCTTGAGACAGGTGAAGGTCATAAGAACCCGATCAAGGGTGATGATGACGACGACAAAAAGGACGATGCTTTCCTGGTAAAGAAAGCAGCGAAAGACGACGACGACGACGACAAAAAGGACGACGCCACCACACCCAAGAACAAGATTTGTGATGATGACGACGACGACAAAAAGGACGATGCTTTCCCGGTAAAGAAAGATAAGAGGGCTGATGCTGCCAGTGTCAAGTTTGGTGATGATGGTGAGCTCGAGATTAAGCATGAGCCCGGGGAAGAGAAAAAGTCCGACAAGAAGAAGAAGGCCGATTCCGTCAAAAAGGCAGATGACGACGACGACAAGAAAAAGGATGATGCTGTCAAGAAGTCTGATGACGACGACGACGATGACGACGACAAGAAAAAGGATGATGCTGCCAAGGCTGATTCTGTTGCGTCTTTGCGTCGCCAGATGGCTGATCAAGCTACCACCATCCGTCGTCTTGAGTCCCTGATGAAGCCCAAAAGTGACGACGAACACGCTGCTTTTGCGGATGCGCAAGCTCGAGCTGATGCAGTCTTTAATGGCTTTGGACAGCGCGCTCCTCGTCCTCTTGAGGGCGAGGCTATTGTCGATTATCGTAAGAGACTTGCTACGAAACTGAAGGGTTATTCCCAAGTGTGGAAGAACGTGAAGCTTTCCGCACTTCCGGAAGAAGCCTTTACCGTTGCAGAAACTCAGGTGTATTCTGACGCGGTTGCTGCTGCGATCAATCCTACTGACCTGGAAGCAGGAGAATTGCGACAGGTTACTAAGACTGATCCGACCACTGGTGTCCGAACCATTGTCTTCTATGGTAAGGAATCGTTTGTCAAACAAATGGGACGTCCAGGCCGGAGGGTTCAATCCTTCCGTACCTTGGCGTCGCAGTAACCGGGAAGGACAACTCACATGGCGACGGCTAATATCGCATTTAACCCCTACATCCAGACCTCTGCGGCCGGGATGTTCAATATCGAATCCGACGGGTTTATTGTCGGAACAGCGATGCCTGATCCGGCAGCGCGGTTTGCGCTTTCTGGTGGCTGGCTCGCGGCGGCTGAAACGATTCCGATGTTTGGTGGAGTCGCTATTTCGGAAAGTATTCCGACAGAGCGCTCTACCGCTCCGGCAACTCCAACTCGTCCAGACATTGCACTTGGCAGTGTGATTTCTCGTGCCACTGTTATGACTCCTGGCGCTGGAACCATTACTGGATTCAGTGTTTTTGATCAGAACTATGCTGCGGTGAATACACCTCAGTCACCGGTTCCACAGGTTGGAAATGGTGGTTTGGTGAATTTCTATCGATACGGTTCTGGTGCTCGTGTGGCACTGGCAATTGACCCGACCTTGGTGACACTGGAAGGTGGTGTGAATACGGCACAGGTCTCTTGGGACTTTGTGAACCAGAGGATCATTGCTTTTGCGGTGACTGCGATACCTGTGAAGATTCTTCAGATCAAGTCCTCTGGATGTATGGTTCCTTCATATAGTGCCGCGACTGGTTTTACGACGTGGAACTATAACGGAGCAGCGGCACTCTGCCTGCTGTAATCTTAACCTGAAGGCCGGGGTCATCTCTGGCCCAATTTTAGGAGTGTAAACGATGGCCAATATCTCCCCGGCATTCGTGCAGGTACATCCCTCATATATGATGCCTGATACTTTGATGCCGTATTCCCAAGCGTCTGGCGCTTTTGAGCTTCTGGCATCAGGAGCTCCGTTAGTCAGGCTGGCGGATGGCGATCTGTACGCTTACATTAAGCGTGTTGATCTGCGTACTCGTATGGCGGCTGGTCAGTCGGCTTATAATCAACTGCCCGGTGTCAATTTTGCATTGTCGCAAATCAGTGCTCCGACCTACCTTCTTCGTGTTCGTGCAGAATACGATCACCATGATACGGCAGCGATGGCACGATGGGGTCTTTCCATTGTCGATGCCCATCGGCTTGGTATGCGGCAGGCGACGTTCCAGCTTATGCGAAACGCCTTGCTGTTCGGGTTCAATCCTTCGAATGGTGAAGGATTGGTCAATACCAGTGGCGCGACTGCTATCAACCTCCCGGCTGATAGTGCTGGCAATACGACCGTGGTCACGTATGACAACGGTCAAATGGCGTTTTTCCTGATTTCACAGGTCAGTGCCATTAAGACCAGAACAAACCAGCTTGGCATTGGTCGAAAGTTTGTGTTCGTGGGTCCGCAGAGAACCCTTGGTGCGATGGAATATCAGAACATTGTTCAGCTCACCAGCTATCAGCGTGTTGGTGCTGGTTCAACATCTACGGCCGGTGTGCTCAAGGATGTTTTGGAAATGAACGATGATGAGATCATCTGGGCCTATGACGATACGCTTATCGGCAAGGGTGCTGGAGGCAATGACGCAATTCTCATCGTTATGCCGGAGGTTGAACAACCCAAGGGAGCTCGCATCAATACCAACGAGTTTGCCAAATTGACTCCGTCACTTTCGGCCTGCACTGTCCAGCTTTGTGACATGGCGGCACCGAAGGAAATTCCGGTCCCGCTGGCGGGCGGCGCAATCGACGTCTTGGCGGAGATGCGGACTACTTCGGGATGGGGTGTACGTCCCGAAGCGATTACCATCTGTTCGATGCAGTATCAGTAATCTGCACCTTCCATCGTGCGAGCTGGGAAGCCCCCCAAGTTCGATAAGATGTAGGTGCGGTTCTGCGTCAGCACGAATCAACGTGCTTCAAACTGTAGGGACGACTGTAAGCGTCCGG